AGGACGTGCAACGTCCAATCCGGTTCCAACGTGAGTGCATTTAGCTCCCTTTCCTGGACAACGATCACGGTCGGGTTTCATATGGTGCCTTCACAGTACTCGAATAACTACGTGAAGTACCAGGATGATTTCGGTCGCAAGATGCGTGACGTTCAGATCGCACTTGGAAGCGCACTCGACACGGCTGCCTATACGTATCTGAATACAAACAAGGCGCAAACAAACAACTCGACGTTCTATACGGTTACCAGCAATGTGATGCAGGTGCCATATGCAGACCGGGTTGTTTTGTTCAATAACCTGGAAGGTGTCATGGGATCGAATGACCTATATGGGCCGTTCAATGTCGTTTGCTCTACACAGATGTCTTCAATGATCCGTGAGCTTTCCAATCAGGGATCAGCAAACGGCGTGAACTATGCGTATCAGTTCATGGGATACAACATGTATTATTCCAATCGTTGTACTGTTGCGGACGGCGACTTTGGAACAGTCTTCTGTATGCCCATCGGATCGCTTGGTTTCATGACCTGGATCGATCCGGCTTCCCGTGCAGGGGAACAGAACGGATACCAGGAATGGGGAACGATCCCGCTGCCTGATCTTGGAATCGAAGCCGGGTTGTTTTATCAGGCATCTTGTGCCGACAATACCACTGAAGCCGGAGCCGGATACGATGCGACTCTGAAAGAATCCTTCCTGATCTCTTTCGATTACTGTTTCATCTATGCGTACAACTCCAGCCCGACTACATTGCCCGGAACAATTTACAAGGCAGCGATTGCAAAAACGTAGTTTTTTCATGGCGTTGATTTTGGAAAGAGCCAGTCCAGTACAAAACTGGCTGGCTTTTTTTCTTAAAAGCATATGATACGGAAATCAAATACAGGTTATTCATTGCTTCATTGTTCAGGGAAGGACAAAGGGAAGGTCATTAAGACGTTTCGCACAAAGGCAGAAGCGTTGCGTATGCACCGTGCTATTGAGGCATCAAAAAATAAAAAGAAATGACATACGACGTAACAAGACTCCGGGCAGCATTCCGCAACCTGGTAGGTTGGCGTTCACCGGGGAATCCGGACTTCCCGGCTTTGACCACGACAGTTACTACATCTAACTCCGGACTGTATTTCCAGGATCAATATCCGTTCCTGGGAATCGAGACCCTGGATGCCATTGCAGAAGACTTTGATAATTTTGAACTATCTGCATGGTCTGGGGCTACGACATATGCCGTAGATGCAAAAATAATATATTCAGGCAGGGCGTATATTTCCTTGCAAGGATCGAATCTGAATAAGAATCCTTCGACGCAAACGGCCTACTGGCGCACGATGCTTGAGGACTGGCTAATAAAGCAGAATGAACAGACCGCCGTAATGGTCATTGAGCAGATGATGAACCGAAAAAAACTGCTTGGATCTTCCCGTGCATTGATGGATCACCGCAACCTGTTTGAAGGTGCAGCATCAATGAGTGATACGATTATCAAAGAAGGCCGGTTTGTAGGTTTGAAAATTACGCCAAACAAACGAATCGGGCTTGGAATACATATACATCTGGCAGGGTTTCAGTTTTCACAGAACCAATCCGGATTGACTTTGTATTTGTTTCATAGTTCAAAACAGGATGCGATTGCGACGTTTTCAGTAACTACGACTGCCGGAGCAAAAAACTTTCAATGGGTATCGATTGACAAATTACTTTATTACGCAAATCAGGACACTACGACCATAACGAACCAGGTAGATTCCGGAGGGTGTTATTTCTTTGGATACTTTGAGGATGACGTTACAGGCCAGGCATTGAATAAAGATTACGACTGGTCAAAAGAGCCGGACTGCAATAACTGTAATAAAGACGTATATAACAAGGTAACATGGAAGATGTATAATAAATATTTCCGTGTCGAACCGATTGAAGTTGACGAGAGTAACCTGAACGGAACGCAGCTTTGGAATATTGAAGACACGGAATATCCCCGATCAGGAAATTACGGAATAAATCTAAATGTATCGATCATATGTGATTTGACAGATATTCTCATTCTGGAGAAAAAGAAATTCACTCAGGCCGTAATCAAACAAATGGCCGTGAACATGCTGAAACTGATGATCTGGTCGAACCGTCAGAATAAGATTGAAGAAGTGAACAAGAAAGATGCGATGCTTGAACTGAAGGGAATATCCGAAAGTAATTTCTACGGACTTGAATCTGAATTGAAACGGGAGATCGAATGCATCAATATTGATTTCTCAGATTTCGACTCCCCGTGTTTTGAACAGACACCAAACAAAGGAATAAAGCGTGGTGCATGGTAACAGCTTTGGATGCGGAACTTGTTAAAATTGAGAATTGTATAAAGAACCTGGATAGGTTTCTCAAAGAAGCGATCATGCGGGAAATTGAATATATTGTTCAGTTGAATATAAAACAGCATATTTCACGTGGCATATTATCAACCGGTGCAAGCATGGGAGCGTATGCCGAAAGTACAAAACGGCAGAAGCGAAGGAAAGGGCAACCGTACGATCATGTTTACCTGGAGGACACCGGCACGTTTCACGATCATTTTGAGGTTACTTTCCTACCGGATCGTTTCAAAATTGATGACGTGACGACAGATTACGCCAAGTGGATCATCCACAGATATGGTGAAGACGTATATGGGTTGACTAAGGAAAACATTGCCTTGCTTCAGAAGCAGGTCATTCCGATTGTCGTTTCAAAGATCAAAGCATCTCTATCATGAGCAGCCAAAAAACACCTGATATTCCAGTAGGGTTTACCGTTGCAGGAACGGAGACCAATGTAAATAAAACAATAAAGAAACTTACAGACAAGCTCAATGGGATCGCTCTGGAAATATCGTTTTATGGCATATGCGAGAGACGGGTACGGCAGGATGGGACCGTATACCCGGCATTGTTTCAAAGCAATTCAAAGGACTGGATCGATGCGATGGCGAATGATCAGTGGCCTGGGTATGGTTTCTGGGACTTGGAAGACCCGGAGAAATGGGAATACACCGGCGACGGAACTGTTTTGAATTACGGAAAGATAACCCGTAAGGCATCGCTGATCGTATACGGACATATCGACAAGTTATTGTGGAAAGACGGCGAGACATCGACTGATTACAGATATGACAAGCAGTTGATTAAATCACAGATTATTGAAATCTTATTGCGACATACCTCTGCAATTAACGGGTATTTTGAACTGAATGAAGTATTCGATCAGGAAATCGAGAATATTTTCAAAGGATTCACGGCAAAGGAACAAACCGGGCAATTTCTGCAAAGCCCGTATTTCGGTTTCCGTTTTTCCGGACTCATAATAACTGATGAAGAATGCGTCTGACGGCTGCAATTCTAAGCAGGAATGAATCTAAGGTAATTGAGCGTTGCCTGCAATCTCTCACGGGCGTGGATGAGATTGTGATCCTGGATACCGGTTCGACGGACAACACGATTGCCATTGCAAGGAAATACAAGGCGTTGGTTTATCATGATGTCTGGCAGGATGATTTCTCGTTGCATCGTAATAAGTTGTTGACATATTGTACCGGAGATTATATTTTATCAATCGATTGTGATGAGGTGTTAATACCTGGTTCTATTGATAAAATCAAAGAATCTATTGACAATAAATATGTATATAGCATAACGGTTCGTACTGATGAAACAAGTAGCACACAATCCCGCATATTTCGGCGAAGTGAAAAAGTGTACTGGAACGGAAAATGTCATGAGTATCTGAACCGTGCAGTTGATCGGCATATACCGGTAATGATCGTAAGCCGGTCAGATGGATATTCCCGTAAGCATGATCCAGGAAGGAATATCCGTATCCTGAAAAAGGCGTTGGAAGAAAACCCGAACCAGGCACGGGAAATGTATTACATGGGCTTGGAACTGCAATCCATCGGTGAATGCGACCGGGCAATATATTATCTGACGGAAGCCGGGGAGATGTACCCGGACATCGAAGCGAAGGGTGAGGTTCACCTGCGTATTGCCTTGTGTTATCTTGTACTTGGCCGTCAGCGTCGTGCCTTGCATCATCTGCACGAAGCGATCCGGTTTAATCCGGACATTTCCCGTGCATACGATCTTTTGGAAAGCATCACAAAGAAAACCATATACGGACGTATAGGACATATTGCAATGAATCAAAACGTAAACATTGTAACGCTTGGAAACGATCACGCTTCGCCGGGGATTGAAGACGGTAAA